CCTCAATTCAGGATGATACAACTGAAGCGGCACCCAAAAACGATGGAGTCGAATAGTGTAGGGATTGAACGTCGGAACAGCGAGTGGATTACTGCGAACGTCGATGCCCTGCTCAATAGATACACGATCTCGAGCATTAATAAAATCGATTCGCACTGGATACAAAATACCCGGTGTGCACGTAAAGGCCTTACTCTCAGGAACATCGTAACGAGAATAGCCATTTACAGCGTGAGAAATAAAAGGTTGTTTTCCCATAAATTAAGTAATTAGTTGAAGTTTATAATGATCTCTCCAGAACCGAAGAATATCCAAATCCAGCCAGGTGGGAGGGTCAAAGTCGGGCATCTTCCGCGAAGATTCGGAAAAGCGCATCATTTGCTTCTGTTCCCACGTATACGATGCTCTACGGGATACGGCGGAATTGAGGGCGAACCGCTCAACGCACAGAGACACAATACGCTTAACCAAAGAAGACTTGCTAAAACGTGCATAAGCATCAGCAGCGGTAATTGAGCGAGCAACTTCGTCTTCCGGTTTGAGATATTTAAGATAATATCGAGGAATCGAGTAATTATAATCGATACCAGTCTTAAGATCGAAATAAGACCACGACGAAACACGAGCAGAAGGGCGAGGCATATAACCAAGAAAATCACCAACGCCAGCAGATACGAATTTTCGCGTATAGCGGCGATGTTGGAGGAGGCAAGATAAAGGTGTAGGTTTTCCATCTACAGTAACATATTTATCCGAAATTTCTTCGGGATTAAAATGAATTTGTTTAGTAACGTACTTAACGCAATAACGAGCACGCTTGTGAGTAGCCTTCGCTAACCACACAAAGCCAAGGTCTCGAACGGCCGAACGAATAGTGTTGTAAAGGGCATTTGTCGCAAAAAGGAAGCCATGAAAATGCAATCGAGGTTCGTTTCCTGTTTCCGGGTGAGTTCCAAACTCCTGGAAAAAAGCATGTTTAAACGAATGACCAAGTTTATGACGCAAACGCTCATTGAATCGACGAATAAATCGAGAAGGATTAAGCAGGGCCTCATTATAATACTTCGGGGCGATCGTTATTGTAATGAAAATAGCCTGCTGATCATTAGCCTTGCAAAAAGCAAGTTCGCGCTCCAGGCGCACAAACCAATCATTACGCTGACGACGAAGACAGTCTTCGCACTTTCCGCAGGGGACCATAAGCCATTGGCGTGCGACATCCCAGGGCCGAAGGGCAAGAGCAGACCTTGCGACATCAGAACCGTTGCGACAAGGATTCTTCTTGTCGAAATAACGGCGATTCCGTATCCATATGGGCGATGAACAGGGCATTAGAGTAAACTTCGAAGGCAATCAAATTTAACACCAGGATGATCAAAACGACAGCGAGCAAGGTAATCATTAGCAGGTTCTTCGTCGGAAAACCAAGCAATAATAACTCGTTTTTTTCCGCGATATGCACCAATAGAATAACGATAAGGAATACTATTAACTATCGGAGAAAATCTAGGACGAAAATCAAATCTATCCATAACAACAAAAATATTACCATGCGCTTCGAAAGACGGCACTTTCGAGCGCGAAAACTGTTTCGTTACGCCGCTCGACGGCCTAACGGCCGGGACGCTACGCGTCTTCGAGCTCCGTGGCTCCACTACACAAGGGATATACCGAACGAGTTCGGTGAGTTTGCGAGCAAGAAAGCCCAGGAGAGGATTCTCTCCCGGGATACAATAAACTAGAGGACTCGGCCACCAAGCGGGCGGGTAACTACTTTAGTTCCCTTTCCCTTCTTCTTCCGACGTGCTTTCATTATGATCAAGATTAAGGTCAAACATAAGAACAAGCGTATTGTCGAAAAACTCGACTGCGAAGTTCAAATACATGGTTAAAGCCTCCACAAGACGAGAAACATCGCTATGGTCAATATAAGGCGAATCAGAGATACTGGAACGCTTTATAAAGGACGTAAGAGGCGCGCAGTTAAGTGTGTCAAAAGGAAGAGTGGCGAACTGACCTTCCTGGATATGACCAACCTGGACAAGGTCAATTTTGAAAGAGGGATTAGATCGCCGAATAACGACATGAATCTGTGTCATAAGAAAAAAAATTTAAAGTTGAACATTAAACTCATCAAGAAAAGCTATCCACCTCAGTTCGATGGAGCACCAATAGTCTTCGCCTTCGGGCGTATGAAGAAACAGGAAGGCCGTAGAAATCGCATTGCGAAGAGTCATAGAGTTACTACGCAAAATAAGAGAGAGATGGCAGCGAATAGCCTCTCGGGGAATATCGCAATCGGAGTTACCAGAAAGATTCGCCGCGAACTTCGAATAGCAATCATTACGGATAAGCCATTCAACAAACAGATAATCAGCGACATCCAGGGTGAGGAGACTGCGATTGAACTTGTTTTTTTTCATAATAGTAGGGTTATTGGTTTTGTTCCACAAAGTTACAACAAAAGAACACAACACGCAAAGATCAAAAAGTCGAAAAAACTGTTCAATTTCTCCCAAGATAGCTGCGACGAGTAAAGGTACTACCAGTGGGGGTACCTGAAGGACCGTAAATCTCTCTCACTTCCTCATAACCTTCAGGACCGGCAGGACCTGCAGCCTTGCGGCCAACATACGAAGCGCCGGCAATGCCTGCGGCGGTGGCGAAAGATCGAACAACGTCATGAGCAAGACGAAGCCTGGAGTTACGCAAATCCCAACGGGCATTTCCAGTTTCAAGCTGAGCCGCTTCAGCAGCAGCGGACTTCAAAATAGCCATAGTCTCAGCAACTTTCATCATTTTAGTCTCAACGACTTCACCTTTATCATTACGAATCTGAACGGGAACATCCTTTTTCCAATTCAACTCGTACCAGTTTTGCATATCCTTAAGTTCCTGGGCGTTAAGCTTTATACGAGATTCAGATTCAGCAGCAGAGGAAACATTTGCGATTGCGGAAGACCAGGCAACAGCAAGAGCCGCGCCGGCTTGAGGTTCGAACCAATCATTCGTCAAACGGAGATTTTGGTACTTTTCTTCCAAAATACCAGCCATGGCCATAATAGAGGACATTTTGTAACCCTGCGTAATACTAGAAAGGTAAGCGTCGATTGCTCCAATTTGAGCCTGTGCCTCACGAAGATTAGCAAGTTCACGGGCATCTTTAACATTATGCTGAGCAATCTGCAACTCAAGATCATCCATCCGTTTACGCCAATCCTGAGTATGAGTATTACCACGAAGATTATCAGCCTCTGCCTCATCTCGATTAGCGGCAGCAGTATTACGATCAACCGTAGAACGCGCAATCATGTTTTGCGCAATAGCAGCAGGATCGCCAGGAGCAAAAGCGCCAGGGGAAACAGGTGCACCACCTGAAGGACCAGAAGCGGAAGGCATACCTGCAGAACCACCGGACATAGTAGCATTCACACCAACACCGGAAGAGCCAAGCACTGCAGCAGGCGTAACACCGGCTTTCAAGTAGCGATCGAAGACCTTCGAAGGATCGTTGTAAGCGTTTTCATAGTCAAACTGTCTTTGCCAATTAGCATAAGAAAGTTCGGATTGCTTCTGCATCTGCTCGAGGGCGTACTTCTGCTGAAGCTTCATTTGTTTCTGCTGAAATCGCCATTGGCGACGAGCATTCATGCCGCCAAAAAGCTGACCCAAAAAACCATTAATCAGGCCGGAAGAGCCAGTAGAGGCAGCAGACTGACCAAGAGCCTGTCCAAAAGAAGCAGCAGCGGCAACAGGAATAGGCATACTACATCTGAGTTAAATTGTTAGAACGAATAATGTAATCAACACGAACAGTGTCGACGTGAACACCACTACGCTGCACCCTAGCTTGAGCCGAGCAAGACGCAAGGAAAAAGGCAGCCAGGGCAGCAACAATAGACGAAACGAGCGTCCAAAAAGCCTTCGACTTATAGAAAGGTTGTTTAATATCAGGCATAGGGATAAAAATTAAAGAACGATAGAAAAATGCGCGGCCTCTCCGGCAGTCGTTACCAATAACCTTCAGAAATTCACGAACTCTTTCCGAAGGGGTCCGCGCACGTAGCATATATCGTCAAGTAAAGGATATACTATTTTTCTTCAGAATTAGAAGATTTCGAAGCAGACTTCGATCTATCTAGCTCTGAATCAATAAGTTCTTGACCAACTTCGAGACCGTCGAACTTATCCATACGAGAAAACGAATTAGGATCAAAATCGATTTCAGGATTGAATCTTTCACCCTTTTCGAAATCAGAGGACTCGGCTACCACATCTGGACGACCAGGAAGAACGTCGACAGTGCCAGAGCCATCAAGAACGGAAAGAATACGCTGACCGCGAGAAACATATGCGGGCGCATCCTCTAATAACCAATCAAGTGCCATAAAATTGATGTATTAACGATTAGACAAACGAGTAGCAAATGTTTTGTTAATCAAATTCTTCTTCTGAACAGAATAAGACATATTCACAAAGAAATTATCCTCTGAATTAGAAGAAAAAGGGGAATTGACTTGCGCCATATCCACAAAGAGTGCAGGGTAATAATTAGCAGAAGCGGAACCAACATACGAGAAACCGAGAGAACGTTGCTGTACCCAATACGAGTAAAGAGCCTTGGGAGTACCAACTACAGGAGCGGGATACGAAGACAGTGAGCCCAATACCTCATCATAGGACGAACGAAACTCGTTAAAACAAGGCTCGTAAGCAACGGAGAGGCCAAGGTTTGAGCCCGCAGCATTACTAAAAAGACGCGCGGCAGGAACATCCTGATAACCAATATCATTATAAATGGGGTTGAAATAATCCGAACCTTGATAATTCAAATAATCCGGCGTGACGCCACTCCAAAAATAAACAGGACGGATACTCAGCATATCGATCATGTAACCAGGCTCGCGAAAATAATAAGACTGGCGACGACCCAAGCGATCGTTAAAAGCAATTGCTCCTCCTTGTTGACCGAGAGGGCCGTTGGGCGACGAAACCGCGAAATTATTTTGGCCAGCTTGATTCATAACAATCTGCACATTAACGGTTTGCGAAGCACTAAAAAGGAGCTTGGGGCGATCTACATGCTCAATCTTAGAAGCAAAAAATGTCTCAAGCCAATCGCTATAACGGCTACCTCCGGCGCCGAGAAGGTCCTTGTATTCCTGAAGGCGAGAAGCAATAGCCAACTGTGGAATGGTGCTTACTCCGGACATAGAAACAGCAGCCGAAGAGCCTACGGGAATAAGACGACTGAAACGATCAGGATTCGAAGGTACAACAGCCATCGGATGCGCAAACAAGAAAGCCGAAATACCAGAAACAGAAGTCGTACCTATCTCGTCAGAAAACTGATCAGCCGGGCCGCTGCCGGAGACAATACTAGCACCACTAGGCAACGTGGTAGAAACGGGATAGCCATCTTGATCGCCTCCCGACGGAAGCTGAGAATTGATTATCTGAAAAAACAAGTTACCTCTATTGAACGTGTTATTCGTACTCGAAACAGCTGACGGGTAGAACTGACTCTCAAAATAAGCGTCAAGAAATTCCAGGTTAGCGTATTCCTGCTTAAAAAACGCAGAATCGCCAGCAAAAGAGTAAGAGTCGGACATAATCGACCAGGAAGCAGGCCACGCGATCGAAAATAAAGACCACTGCGAGTAGCTATAGAAGTTACGAACGATGTCCCAATAAGCTAAATATGTATCAGCGTTCGCCCACTGATTAACCGCAGCACCAGAAGGGAGACTGGCGGTATAAGGAGGTTGATTAGAAAGCTGAAGTGACGTCTTGTTAGAAACGCGGAGCCAGGACATAAGCGAATTGGGAAAGGCTCGCGAAGCACCAAGGGCGGAATTGGGGGTGGTGGTCCCAGCGGTGCCAACAAGAGCAGTAATCCAATTCAGGCTCAAGTTGTTCATATCAAACTTACTGCTATTCGTCCTCAATTCAGGATGATACAACTGAAGCGGCACCCAAAAACGATGGAGTCGAATAGTGTAGGGATTGAACGTCGGAACAGCGAGTGGATTACTGCGAACGTCGATGCCCTGCTCAATAGAT